AGATTGACTCAGGTCTTCTTGCAACTTTATCAGAAGAGAAACTAACACCATTGCTTAACATGTTAAAGGACAAAGATTGGGCTGGTATGAGAAAGTGGGTCGGTCAGAATTCTGATCAGGACTTCAACACTCTATATAGGAAGTTGTTTAATGCTTTAGAAAAGAAATTACAACCATCTAGTATACCTGCTTCAGTTTTACTAATAGCAGACTATCAACATAAGTCTGCCTTTGCAATGGATTCAGAAATCAATTTCGTTGCATGTCTAACAGAAATTATGTCGGAGTGTAAATTCAAATGATTACAGAAGAAATGAAATACGAACTACAAACTATTATTGATAGTGCCGAAACATTGAAAGCATTATTAGAAGAGGGTCATGAAGATATCAAAATCTTTGATGAACCTTTAACAGATATTTTAGGTGCAACTAACACTGTACTTGAAGAAATTGACGGGGGTTGGTAATGGGTAAACTTAGACAAATTATTAGGAAGTGGATCGACAGAATGATTGAGAAGTCTTTTCAGAGACAAGCAGACAAACTGTTCATGAAGCACCAAGTTAAATACAGAGACGGAGATAATACATGACGGAGTTTAAAGATAAAGTAGAAAGACAGAGACTTCTATTAGAGGCAGAAGAATGGGCAAAGGGTGTTTCAGGCATTCATGCTCACAGTTTGAGTAGTATGTGGTATGACACAAGACCACAAGACACTCAAGATGGTAAAGGTGTCGTTGATAGACAATTCAACAGTGGACTTATTGAACGAACACTTGACGATGGTTCTATCGTATACTTTGGTATAGAACTTACAGGCGATGAACTGATTAGAGAATACCAAAGAAAAGTAATGCCTTCTGTTTCACAAAAGGCAATTGCTTAGTGTCAAAAAGAAATCCATTCGACTATGTTAAAAATGTCAGTTTTGACAAAGTCGATATCATGGTTGATGAGATAGAAGAGAAGTTTTATCAGCCATTCCTAGTAAATCGAGCATTATCTTATCACCAAGATTCGCTCTTTTTCGTCAACGAAATGAATGTTCGGCACAGTCTGGACAGTCGTCTTCAATACTCTTTTTTAATAAATACTCTTAGAAAAAGAAAAAGGTTCAGCAAGTGGCAGAAGCCACATGAATCTAAAAAAATAGACACTGTAAGAGAATCTTATGGTGTATCAACTAAAATAGCGAAAGAGTATTTAGAGTTATTAGACGATAAACAATACCGTGACTTGAAAGAGAGTATGAAAACTGGTGGTAAGAATAATGGATGAACACGATATAGTAAAAGACTTAATCGAAATAACATTCCCCGAAAAAGACGATTTTTTAAAGATAAGAGAAACCTTATCACGTATAGGCGTAGCTTCGAGGAAAGACAAAGAGTTATTTCAATCATGTCACATTCTCCATAAAAAAGGTAAGTATTATATCGTACACTTTAAAGAACTATTTTTACTAGACGGTAAACAAACCAATATTGATGAGTCAGATATTGGTAGAAGAAACACAATCATTGATCTTTTACAACAATGGAACTTATTGAAGGTTAATGATCCATTTAAAATATTAGAACCTAAGTCGCCTTTATCTCAAATAAAGGTAGTATCATATAAAGAAAAGCCAGATTGGAAACTTACAACTAAGTATTCAATTGGTAATATAAACAACTAAATACCATAAAAATAGGAGGTCAATATGTTTTCAGGCATAATTGATTTTGTAATGGGAATCTGGAATCTACTTATGATAGTTCAAGTTGTTATCTCAATTTGTAGTGTTATTGTCGCTATGACACCAACACCAGCAGATGACAAATTATGGGCAAAAGTCTACAAATGGTTAGAAGTACTTGCCCTAGCAATTGGTAAAGCAAAAGATAAAAACCCCTTGTTAGATAAGTAACGATCTGATAGGATGGTAACTAAAACCTAATTAGGAGTACATTATGGAATATTTTTTGATTGCAGTTGCAATATTTGTGATCGGTTACTTCATAGTAAACAGAGGTAAAAGTAACACTACTTCTACCACTGTAACACCGTCTCCAGTTCCTTCTACTAGACCAGGTGTCTCAGCAGATAGAAATAATGATGGTGCTGTTTCTAAATTCGAGCTAAAGAAGTTAACGAAAGTTCAACTACTTGATATGGCAGAGAAGAAGAATCTCAAAGTTAAGAGATCAGGAACAAAAGCTGAAGTAATCAATGAGATCCATTCTCAACTAAAGTAATTTTTAGTTAAAAATAACAAAGGGGGACATAACGTCCCCTTTTTTTTATCTTAAGGATAAAAAGGGTTGAACGATACTCTTGTTTATATAAATAAGAGTATAATGGATGTATTCGAAATAATAACTGAGTTGGGCTTCCCTATAGCTATCGCCTTAGTTATGGGAAGTTTTATATTCATTATTATTAAACAAATTCTCCAAGGTATAGTTGACAACATAAAGACACTTACCATGTTCTGTAAGTCATTAGAGAATCGTGCAAGAACTATGTCAAACGAAATGATAAAGATTGACATGTTGGTATCGTCTGCATTGGAACTAAGACCTGATATCGAAAGAGTTGCTCGAGCAGAGAACTTTATCGAAGACGGTAAACTAGATGTGAGGAGAGATTAATGGAAGAATTAGACATTGTATCTTTGGTCTCACAATACGGATTTCCAATCATTATGGCAGTTGGTCTAGGATACTTTATATACTATGTGTGGTGGTTCATTGGTGAACACATAGAGCCCGAAATTGAAAATATGCATTTTGCATTGATACGAGTAATAGATCAAACTAGAATGTTAGACCAAGACCTTATACGACTACAACAAAAGGTTGATGTAGTTTTAGAGTATAGAGAAAACGAGAAGAAAAAGGGCAAGGGAAAAACCAATGATAAAAAGAGTTCTAGTTCTTAGTCTACTATCACTACCAGTTTTAGCAGACGAGATCAAATTTGGATTTAAGAATCCATCATTCAGTGGTGTCGGTACAGGCGCACACTATCTAACCATTGAGAACCAAGAGTTCTCAAGGAAAAAGGCAATTGAAGATGCACTCGAAGCAGCTAGAAAGGCAGCCGAAAGAGAGGCAGAAAATTCAACCTTAGCAAAATTTATACGTAACTTAGAAAGTAGAATTTACGCTCAGTTTGCTAAACAGTTAGTAGAATCTATGTTCGCAAATGATAACCCAGCAGGTTTTGGTTCATTTGTATTAGAAGGTAACACCATTACATGGGAAGTTATCACAGATGAAACAGGTGCTGAGTTTATTAGACTGATTGTTGTTGCAGAAGATGGCACAACCACAGAGATCACCATACCAGTAGGGACAGGAAACTTCGCACAAGATCCTGATGGTGGAAGTGGTGGTTAGATATCTACTAGCACTTACACTTCTAATAAGTGGATGTGCATCTGTACCAAGATGGTCTGATAATCCTCAAGACTGTAACCCAGCAACATGGGAAGAAGGCGTAGATTATCCACAAGATTTATGGAATCTGGCAAAGGCAGCTGGCAGAACATTTGAACGGGTAATGCCATTCATATGTGTTGAAGAACCAGAAATTGTAAAATTGCCTTCTTATATTGAGTTACTAAATTTACCACCAGCAAAAGAAAGACCTATTGTCACTGTTTACAATTTCTTAGATAAAACAGGACAAAGAAAAAGCGTAGAAAACATTGCATCATTTAGTACAGCAGTAACTCAAGGCGGACCAGAGTTAGTTATTGATGCTCTTAAAACTGCTGGTAACGGAACATGGTTCAGAGTCGTAGAGAGAAATGGTTTAGATCATCTTGTAAGAGAAAGACAAATCATTAGAACTGCAAGACAAGAATACGCAGACTCTACAGGCGAAGACGTTCAAGGAGTACAACCACTTCTATTTGCAGGAATGATAATAGAGGGTGGTGTAATTGGTTATGATACCAATATTTTAACTGGAGGCCGAGGCGCAAGGTATCTAGGGATTGGTAGTGCGAGACAATATCGACAAGATGTTGTCACAGTCTCCATGAGAGCTGTTTCAGTTCTTACTGGAGAAGTTTTACTTAATGTACAAACTCGGAAAACTATACTGAGTTATGGTGCTACAGGCGATGTGTTTAGATTCATCGAACAAGGCACTAGACTCGTGGAGTATGAAGACGGAGTTGGTAATAATGAATCGGTGACTTACGCAACACGAACAGCAATTGAAGCTGCCGTGTTGGAATTAATCCACCAAGGACACAGAAGAGGTTTTTGGGAAATAGAGGGGTATAACGAAAATGAAAAAACTAATTAGTTTATTTTTACTTATGTCGACATCATTCGTTTTCGCACAAGCCACTGATGATAATGAAATTAAGATCACTCAAACTGGTGACACCTTAAAACTTTACATCGACCAAATTGGTTTTGGAAACAAAATCGGTGGAGACGATGCAAGTTCAGGAAGTTTAACTTCTATGATAATAACAGGTTCATCACTTGAGTTCGATTTAGATTTTACTGGTAATTCAAACATTTTATTTGGACCTGTAATAGCTGATAGTTCATACTATAAGTTAGACTTTACAGGAGATTCAAATGAGATCGATTGGAATATAGGCTATATCGGAAGTGCAGACAGTTCTAATATTAACTTTGATGTAACTGGTGATTCAAACACCTTTGACTTAGACCAAGGTTATGTTTTTAGTGCAGAAAGACTTGATGCCGATCTCATAGTTATTGGTAGTTCAAATGTTTTTGACATAGATTGGGAAAGTGATGACCTAGTCTGGAATTTTGACATTACAGGTGGTTCTAATAATATTAATACACTTCAGAATGATGGTGCAGGTAGTATTACTTTCACACATGACGGCGATAGTGCCGATGTGGATATCACTCAGATATCTGGTACATGTGTTGCAGGTGCTACAGGTTGTTCATCACCAGATGGTATTATTGTTTTAGATGTAACAAGTGATAATGCAATTATTCAACTTACTCAAAAAGATT